GTAAGCCCTACCCAAAGAAAAAGGATAAAAAGAACTTGAATTTATCAGCACATGGCGGAGAGGCCGATGTTGATATTGCAACTAAGGATTATCCAACCAAGAAAAACAATCATGTGCAATCTTCTTTCTGGAAGATGGCCAAAGAAAAAGATTATTAGGAGGAACAATGCCACAACCAATTATGAAAAAATACAAGCATGGTGAAACGGGTGATGCGTATCCAAAATCTGCAAATGAAAAACTTGATGGAAGTATTATGAAAAAATATTCTCATGGAGAATTTTCTGGAGCAGGAGGAAAAGCACCGAAAGAAAAACTAGAAGCTTGGTCAAAAGAAAAAATTAAGCACGGCTCATTTAACAAATAAATAATACATGGTTGAAGAAGTCAACATACCTGCTGATGAAACAGGTTCTTCCCTAGAGGAATTTGCTCTTCCGGCAATTGTTAAAAATAGATTTCAAAAAGCCGAAGATGCCAGATACAGTGATGAACAACGATGGCTGAAAGCTTACCGCAACTACAGAGGAATCTATGGTTCGGATACGGCATTCAGCAGCAAGGAAAAATCACGGGTATTTGTTAAAATTACAAAGACAAAAGTTCTTGCATCGTTTGGACAGATTATTGAAGTTTTATTTGGAACAGGAAAGTTTCCTATAGGCATTGAGCCAACTCCTATTCCGGAAGGAGTAGCGGAGTACGCTCATTTAAAGCCAGAACAGTTTCAGCAACAAGATAAACAGCCAGAAGCGGAAAGTCTTTATGGATTTCCCGGGGATGGGAGAGATTTGCCTTCAGGAGCAACAAGTGATGTTCTAGGTGGGTTAGAAGAAAAATTTGGTCAGGCAGGATTTGAAGAAGGTGCTGCTCCAGATTTAAAATCAATGCCACAGATAGAGCCTGCTGCTATTGCAGCTTCTAATATGGAAAAGATGATTCATGACCAATTAGAAGAAAGCAGTGCTATCACGGTTTTACGACATGTTTTATTTGAAACAGCTCTTTTAGGAACAGGCATTCTTAAAGGCCCATTTAATTTTGAAAAAGTATCACACAGGTGGGACGAAGTGGACGGGGAGAAAATGTACAACCCTGATTTTAAACTTGTTCCAAAAATTGAAGCTGTAAGTATATGGGATTTTTATCCTGACCCAAATGCCGTTAATCTGGAAGATGCAGAATATGTCATTCAACGACATATCATGAATAAATCTCAGATACGAGCATTAATGAGCAGACCTTATTTTAGAGCAGACGCTATTATTGACTGTTTAAAAATGGGTGCAAATTATGAGCCAAAAAGTTTTGAATCTTCTTTAAATGAACGAGAAGATGATAAAACACTTGATAAAAATAGATTTGAAGTTTTTGAATATTGGGGCATCATGGATAAACAACTTGCAGAACTTGCAGGTTTGGAACTTGATGAAACAGCAACAGAACTTGATGAAGTACAAATAAACTGCTGGGTATGTAACGGAAAGATTATTCGTTTAGTAATGAATCCATTTACACCAGAACGTTTACCTTATCAAGTTTGTCCTTATGAAATTAATCCTTATCAGTTTTTTGGCATTGGCATACCAGAAAACATGGATGATGCACAACAAGTTATGAATGGTCATGCACGAATGGCTATTGATAACTTGGCATTAGCAGGTAATCTCGTTTTTGACGTAGATGAAACAATGCTGGTACCCGGACAGGACATGTCTGTATTTCCGGGCAAGATATTTAGACGACAAAGCGGACAGCCCGGACAGGCATTACACGGTGTTAAATTTCCAAATACAGCACCAGAAAATATGATGATGTTTGACAGGTTCAGGCAACTGGCAGATGAAGCAACAGGAATACCTTCCTATTCACATGGACAAACAGGCGTACAGTCAACAACTCGTACAGCAGCCGGTATGTCAATGTTAATGGGAGCGGCAGCATTAAATATAAAAACTGTTATTAAAAATATAGATGATTATTTATTGCGACCTTTAGGTGAAGCACTGTTTCAATGGAATATGCAATTCAATGATGACTCCAAAATTACTGGAGATTTACACGTTAAGGCAAGAGGAACATCTGCCTTGATGATGAAGGAAGTTCGTTCACAACGATTAATGACATTTATGCAGACAGCATCGAATCCATCGCTTGCACCGTTTGTTAAATGGCACACAATACTTAGGGAAATTGCTAAAACTTTGGATATCGACCCCGACAAGGTTATTAATGACCCTGAAAAAGCGGCAATTTTTGCAAAAATAATGGGGATGGTAAATGGAATACGAGAAAATCAAGGCAATGGTGGGCAGCCCGGCATGGCCCAAGGTGGAGGAGTACCTGCAGGGGCAAATCCACAAGACACAAATGGCTCTGGAGGTGGCAACATCGGAGTTGGAAGTGTACCGCAATCAGGGGAAGCTGGCTTCTCTGCGGCAAATGGTTCGGCTCAAAGAACAAGTTAAATCAAAGGAAAAAAAATAAATGGGAATTTTTGATGCTACAAAATTAAGACCTTTCGCATCACAGTATCCGGGAAGAAATCAGAATTTTATTCAAACATTAGATTACAATTCTGCTACTGGAATGTATGAAATAAATTTTTCACCGCATACCGGATATAACACTTACGCACAAGCTCCAACATGGCAAATGGGAGGAGCAGCATCGCCTCATGGCAGTGGATGTCCAGAAGGACAAGTCATGGGTGCAGATGGCATATGTCGCATAGACCCTAATTATACAGGTCAACCTACATTTGATACAACTACACAAACTACTACTACACCAACAGAAGATATAACAGAGGCAATGACTTCTACTGCAGAAGGAGGTGATGCCTTTGATACTGGTACTGATGATGCCTATCAACGGCAAGAAGATTTATATAAACGAGTACAAGCCGGTGCAGTAGGTGAAGCATCTCCGGGAGAATTAGCTAATCTTAGAATGGATAAATACCAGACTCTTCCCGGTGGCATGAAAAACTGGTCAGAATCTCAATTATTTCAATACGCACTGGATAGAAATTTCTTTACCGGTGATGAGAGATTAGGCATTAGTTGGAAAGATTATGCAGACCAAATTCCAAAACCGGGTGAACACAGATACGCAGATTATAATAATGCAATACAAAGTTATTTTGATAAAACAATGTTTGGTCAAATTGGTCAAGCTTTATCTGATAAATCATTTGATGATTGGGTAGAACTTGCAACTAAGAAAGGTATTATTGAATATAATAAAGATACAAAATTATATAAAATTTTAAAAGGCCCGGGCGGAAATGAAAATGCATTATACGCAGGTGGCTATCTTGTACCACTGGATGAATACAAGCAGGTAGAAACCGATTATCAACAAGGATACTTTACTCCGGTAGAAACTCCTACAGGAGGCATGACATCAACTACATCTAATATATATGAAGATTTAAAAAATCAAAGTGGCACGTGGTGGCAGGATACCATGATGACATGGTTAAATGGTGATTATCATTATGGTGACCCAAATGAATCTATAGAAGGTAAATTTTCATTTCCGGGAGAATTATATCCGTTAGTTGCTGATGATTTAATTCCTAAACCAGATTATTTTGGTTGGTATCCATCAGCGGCAGATATTGAACCAGATTATTTTAGTTTTGGTGGTAGAAAAGATGGTTCCGGTGATGCGGCATGGAAGGTATTCGCTGACCATATATTAAATGAAGCAAAAATATTTGATGAAGACAGGACACAAGAATTTTATGTACCGGGCACATCTCAAAAACAGCATTTTGATATGGCACATCCAGAATATGACACTATCACTGACCAGTTAATGTCATTGGGTATAAGTCAAGTTGAAGCGGATAAACAATATTGGCTAAGTTCAGCAGGTATTCCAAAAGAAGAATGGGGCGGTTACAGATTAACAAGTGCAGGCCCTCATGTAGAAGAGCCGGGCATTATTAGTTCAACAGGAACAGTTTATTCTGCAACTGTAGATTTATCTACACCGGTAGCAACTAAAGACATGAATTATGCACAGCAAAACGCTGTTTATGGTGATACTTCAGTTGAAGTGACGATTACACATGGCGGTATATTTAATACCGAACAAAGAACTGACAGGGTTCAAGCTAATGATGGCTCAAATGGCACAACTGATGGTTGGGGCTATAACGCAGATGGAAAATTTGTAAATGTTAATACAGGTCAAACAGCCGCATATGGTAGTTATGCTGATGGTGTTGAGGCGATTAAAAGTGGTACGGCATCAAGTAAATTATTGGATAGATTCCATTGGGAAAGTGACGCTAATACTACAGGTTATGCAAATAAAGAAGAATATATGGCTGCTAAAGATACAAAGGTTATGTATAGAAATAATGACGGCGAACAAACTACTGTTAATTCTAATGATTATGAGGATAATAAAGCAGATGATAATAGCAAGGGCAAGATTATTTGTGATTATTTCTATCGTAAAGGATTACTATCTGAAAAATTATGGAAAGCAGATGAAGCATATGGTGAAGAACTATTAAAAACTGAACCAGATGTCATGAAAGGTTATCATGCATGGGCAAGACATTATGTTCGTGAAATGGAAAAAGAATCACTGTTAGGAAAAGTTTATTTTGCATGGGCCAAATTATGGGTTCCTCACTGGGCAAAATATCTAGCAGGTGAAAAAACAATACGAGGAAAAATCTTACATTCAATCGGTAAACCTATATGTAATATGATAGGTAAATTTAACAGGAGGATAAAATGGCAAGAGGCTTAATGGAAGGGTATGCAAATACAACTCCTACAGGATTTGAAGGAGTAGGTGGTAACCCTGCTAAGTCAGCAGTACAAACTCCTAATATGAATGTAGTAAATCAAACAGCAGGTACTACTGATACTGGACAGCCGGTAGAATCGGCAAGTGCTGTTGAAAAATCATTTAATAATTTATCAGAAGAATCAAAAGCAAATTTTGCAGCAGTAGCATCAAGTAGTACTATTGCAGCATTAAAAGAGTTTCTGACTGGCATGGGTATGCCACCAGAAGAAGTAGCAGCGTTAGATAAAATTCCAACAAAGGATATGCTTCATATTCCTTTGGAGGCTTTGCTTGCGAATCCACAACAAGTTATGGCACAGTTACAAAATGTTATAGCAGAGATTCAAGGTCAAGGTCAAACAACGGATATGGCTCAAGCCGATACTGGAATGATGGCTAATGAAGCTACAACGGACAGGCCACCTACACAACCTGTGTAGCCCCTAAAACTCTAGGGCCACCTGTTCTTCCAACAGCCCCCAATAAAAGGAGAATAAAATGGAAGAAGAAAAATTGGAGAAAACTAATGAGACTGAAGAATCTCAAGTTGAATCGAAAGAAGAAACAAAGGATGAAACAGAATCATTATTAGAACCGACTCCCTATCGAAACAAATATAAACAGGAGTTAGATAAGGAGGATTCAGAAACAGCTACCGTTCCTAAGGACACTGCTTCAGAAGAGGCAGCCACTCCAGATGAAGAACGCCCTGTAAACGCTGAAGAGAAGGTGTTTAAGAAAAGATATGACGACCTTAAACGCCATTATGATTCTACGATTCATAAGCATAAGTCAGATGTTGTTAAGTTAAGAGAACAACTTGAGGCAAAGTCAAATGAGATAATTCCTCCTAAAAATAAGAAGGAATTGGAAACATGGAGAATTAAATATCCCGATGTATATGATACCGTAAAAAGTATTGCTATACAAGAGGCTCAAGAACAAGCAAAATCTGTAGAAGGAAAACTGAAAAACCTGCAAGAACAAACTCAGCATGTTGCACGTGAAAAGGCAGAAGTTGAGTTAATGAAAGTGCATCCGGATTTTCAAGATATTAGGAAGACAGAAGATTTTCATGAGTGGGCAAAAGCTCAAGACCCACATATACAAGGATGGTTGTATGATAATGCCGATAATGCAAATTTAGCGGCTCGTGCAATTGACCTGTATAAAATGGATAGAAATTTTCCCGATAAGAAAAAGGAATCCAAAAAAGATGCAAAAGTTCAAGCAGCAAAAGCAGTTACCACTACAAAGCGAGGACAAGAGCCGGATACATCTCCAAAAAAGGTATGGACTGTAAATGAAATATCTAAACTGCGTCCTCAGGAGTTTTTAAAACTTGAGAAAGAAATTGACTTGGCTAGAAAAGAAGGTAGAATCAGTAATTAATCTTAACAGTCTATAGGAGGACTAATACTATGGCAGTAGCAAAAGGTTCCGGCTATACTAACTTACCTTCGGGTAATTGGTTACCGGTAATATACAGCCAGAAAGTCCAAAAGTTCTTTAGAACTGCATCAGTCGTGGAGGATATTACCAACACTGACTATGCAGGTGAGATTGAAAATTTCGGAGATACTGTCAACATTATTAAAGAGCCAAGCATAAGTGTAAACTCTTACGTTAGAGGTGGACATATC